CCCATTGCAATCATTTTCTAAGAAAGCCATGAATGTCATAGGAGGTGAAGAGGATAAGGTTGCCCTTACTTATAGGTCACTGGCGGTAGGTAGTCGTATCGTATCAGGAAGTGCATTAATGTGGGCAAGTCCTGTGATAGCTGTTCCCATAATGGTAGCGGGTGGATTATCTTACGCAGCAGCAAAAGCATTGCTTAAAACCCCAAGTAAGGCTAGAATTTTTATGGAGAAATCTTTACAGAAAGTTAGTCCCCGTATCATTAATTCAATTGTTACTAGGGCATTAGAAGAGGAAGCTACTGGTAAAGAGGAATAGAAAAGGGGGCAATTAAGCCCCCTTCTTTTACTTATTCATTACGTACATAGTAACTTCAAAGCCGAAACGCATTTCAGTAGCTGCTGGTTTAGTCCACATGATAATTCCCTGTTGTTTTAAAGAGTGTATAGTATATCATATATACCAAGCTAAGTAAATACTGATAATCATTAATTACCCTCTAATTCATCTGCACTTCCCTTTTCTATAACTATCCTAAATATGGCAAAGTTAAGTGACAAGTACCAACCATCTCCCTCGTACCCTAACTCTTCGTAGGTGATAAACTCACCTCCAATCAATGCCCCTGTAATAAACTGTGTGCCTATAAAATACATAGTGTCTCCTTTAGATTTCGCAAGAACCACCTGAACAAGCTAAATTATCTTTAGCTTCTGTGTTATCCTCACCTTCTACTACCTCGGTTAAGTCAATCTTTGCTAACTGCTCGTACATCTCATGATACTCTTCCTCTGTACAGTCTTCAAAGGGTGCTTGCTGGTATGTTCCACCGTTGTAGGGTAATACAGAAATTCCTGTATACTCAGCACGGTTATCCCACATCCACTGACCACACTCAACCCACTCATCATCTTTCAATGAGATGGTGCAACTTACGTTGTGTGTATTCTCACCTACATTGTGTCCATTACCTATCCACTCTTGGTTAAAACGTCTAACCCGCTCTAGCAAGTCCTTGTAGCTCTCTGTTCTTAACATAGCTCCCTTCGGTGCTTTTTGTGGGAAACTCATCACCGCCTCTAAGTGAGGCTTGTGTACACAGTCTTCAATCAGGGCTGGTACTTTCTCTTTCATGTAGGCATATAATGGCTCGTTCTTACCAACACGCATACGACGAATATAATAGTCATTATGCCAAGCGTGTATGCCACTGCTTGAACCCAAGACCAGTGAGGTAGTTCCTGCAGGTTTAACAGTAGTAATCCGATAACTGATATTAATGCCAATAAGGTTAGCAACACGAGCGTTCTCCTGTTTAGCCACTTCTGCAGACTCTTTCAGGTCTAGTTTTAGAACAGCTCCACTTCCAATTCCCGTCATAGACACACCAAGTAGTGCCTCTTTCTCTGTAGTTTCTCTCCATACTGAGCGAAGGTAATGAAAGTCTGTGTACCCTGCCTGTAACGTACCAATGAAAGTCCCTGCTCTTACACGATAGTTTAACTCTGTCTGGCTTACAACATCACTAACATTTACTTCAACTAAATTACAATATTGGTTAGGCATTAGAGCAATCTCACAACATGGGTTACTGCCCATGTCGTAGTTGTTAGTCCAGAACACACCCGGCTCACCACTACCTGAATCTTCTACCTTCTTCCAAATGCTATTCCACTCTGCCTCTGTAGTCTCATCTCTGTGCAACACTACTGAGTTATTAGCTCTACCACGTTGAGGGTTTAACTCCCACCAAGCCCCTGCCTTAGCAGATAGCATGTCTAAATCATCTTTGTCAAACAAACTAATCAAGGCTGCTCTACGAATACCACCTGTCAATACGGCATCTGCAATGTGACAAATCATGTCATGTACTTCTAATGGTTGTAGTTTTCTACCAACAGCATCATTAAGTACACTACGTAACTTATCTAAGCAAATCCGCAATGGGTCAGGTCCGGGTGCTTTACCACCACTAGTTACTAGCCTAGCTCCCTTGTGGCGAATATCACGGAAGTCAAACTCAGGGTCGCTCTTGCCTTGTGTGTAGGCTTTAATTAACACTTTAATAGCATCAGACCAACCTTCAATTGAATCCCCTACTAAGAACCTACGTTGGCGGTCTTTAGTGCCTACAATGGTTGGCAATTGGTCTGTGTGGCGTTTCTGTACTGAGAACCCTACACCACTCCCACCTAATAGGTTGAACATAGTCTCACTAAACACAGCAGGGTGGTCTACTGGACTAAATGCGCAGTTAAACATTCTGTTGTTACTTAGTTCAATTGGTCGCCCACCAAACTGTAGGCTACGCATAGAAGGTAATACCTTTTTATCGTACACGTAGTTATAAGCTAACTCAATTTCATCTACAAGTTTTGGGTATTTCCGAATGTGCATTTCCTTGTTACGGTCTACTAACTCTTTCCAAGTTTCACGTCTCTCTAGCTTATCTACATACTTTGCATACTTGTTGAAAACTGTGATATTTGATAACAGCTCTTGTGAATTATCCATTGTCGTTCTTTCTATTTTATAATTGTATAAGTTAATTGGTGGGAAAGAGTCATTCCAATTCGCCAAGTAATTTGTCATAGTTCGCTACCACCCTGTCTTCAAAGGCATTTACAATGTCCTCTGCATTTACCTCTAGCCAATCTATTAGCGTAACCTCATCTACTTGCTCTACTAGCTTTTCTTTCATCTCAACTATTGTTAGCATTAACAAGGTCTCCAATCATTTTAGCTATATAGTGTCTAGCCTTCTCTAAGTCCTCTTTCCTATCGCCCTTATCTCGTAGGAGGTACTTCAATGCGTTACCTCCATAATACCCTAAGTCATACTCATCTATAATATCCCACGGTTGTATGGTGTGTTTAATGTAGTGGTCACCACCTACCTGAGTGTCTAATGCACTCTCTTTTTGTTGTGCAACTAGTGTATCTATCTTTCCCGTCATAACCCCAGCCTCAAAAATATTCATAGGCGAATTACATGCTTCGTTAACAATCTTCAATTCTTCCCTTGTTGTCATATATCTTAGTTCCTTTATCCGTGCCGCCAGTTGCTCACCAATCTCCTCTATATTCATAGCTTTGGCAGGCTCTATGTGGGGCTTCTCCAAATTGCGCATGGTATCCCTCACACTTCTCTTTTGCTTCTCAGTGGGTTCTAATTGCTTACTTCTATCTTTTTTCATACTTACTCCTTAAGTAGCGTAAGCTAACCATAATCTCATCAAACTGACCATCAACTACTTCATTTAGAACTACGATGCCCCGCCAGTGGTTGTTAGTCTGTGGGTTTAGGTACTCCTCATCATGTTCATACCCACTACCTACAATCATACAAGCCATCTCCGTACCGTCACCTCTACGTCCAAAGGCAATATCACGTCCTTGCTGGTGTCCTGCGATGCAACTCTGATGCTTCTTAGCTAGGATAGCTCTGGCTGTGCCACAAGGTCTACCCATAACACCTGAAACAAAGTAATGGCAGAACATAATACCTTCAATGTTAATTGGTTCTAGGAACGGTACAAACTCCCAACCTTTTTTCTCATACTGCAAGTCGTCTAGTGAAATTAAACCTTCTAACTTTGTGTCATTTGCCACTGCTCGGTTGATGCGATGTTCATGGTTGCCCCCTAACATAACTCTTCGTGGCTTCCATACTTTCTTTTTATTAACTCTTTGTTGCTCTTGCATGGTTAGGATGGGCTCTAGAAGCACATCCATAGCCTCTGTAGTCGCTAGAACGTCCGCTATGTACCTCTTACCCTCCATACTCTTACTACCAGGCTTATCGTGGCTTGAAAGGCTAGGCATATCTGCAAAGTCTCCCAAGTGAACAATGATGTCTGGCTGCATATCTACTATATACTGCCCAATGTGACTTAAAAACTCATAATCATCTCCGGGTCGAATCTGACTGTCTGGTATTACTACAATCCGTTTACTCATAACTATTCTCCATTATTGGTAGTTGTGCGTTGGTTACGTTCCTCTGCTGTCTTAACGGTGTGGCACTCTGAACATAATACTTGTAAGTTTTCTTTAGGGCAGAACAACCTTGCTATGTACACATCCCAGCTTACAAAACCCTCTTCAGGGCATACTACTGGGTCAATGTGGTCTACATTAACCTCTTTGCCGGGATACTCCTTTGTGCAATGAGCGCAGATGTAATGCTCTCCCATCCGTTTTGTCTTACTGTTCATTTTCTTACCTACACCCGCCTCCTTTAGAACTTCATACTTAGCAGGGAATTTCCTGTAACCACCTCTTAGTACACTGGTGATAAAACTCTTGAGTCTACCACTTGTCCATTCTGTATTCGTAGTCTTTGAAGATTTTTTCACTGTTGGTAATCGTTTTGCCATACTCTTGGAACTCCTCTTTAGTGGTGTTGTCCTCTATAACTAATAAATAAGCACTGATAGCTGCCATGTTATTGTCAAGCTGTAACTCCATGTCGAGGCAATCCTTCATGTGGTTTACTGCTATCTTCTGATTCTCTAGCCATTTGTCCATCTTGTAGCTCCTTATATCGTTTAGTGTAGTATCCGTCAAACTCTCTTAATATCCACACACACTGTGCATTTAAAAGAAATTCGTCCTCATGGGAATACTTCTCTAACATAACTGCTAACATGTCTTGCTCTGTCTCACAGTCTTGTAGAAACTTCTTAGCTTTGGCGTTCCCAATACCTGCTAATCCCTTAATGTTATCTGACGTGTCTCCTTTTAGACACTGTTCGTAAAATAAACGTAACCCACCTATCTCAGTTTGCTCTAAGTAGGTGTCTGGCTTCTCCCAATTTACCCCTCTAATTGCCCACTGGTAGTGCTTACCTGCTATTTGCAACAAATCCTTGTCTAAGGAACAGATAATTGTGTCATCTGTTTGATAAATCCCTAGATAGTCATCTGCTTCTAACCTATTCTCTGTTACTTCAGCATTTAACACCTCACAGGCGTACTCTCGACAGCCTTGTAAGTGTTGTGGCTTGGCTGCAGTTCTGTTTGCCTTGTATTCAGGGTAGATGTCCTTCCTGTAGTTACCCCGTCCACTTAAAAACGCTCTATACTCAGTAGCCTTAGAATTATTTATGATATTGTCAAGTAATTCTTCAACTCTTTCACAAGCAATTGGCAAAGATTCAGTTTCCGCGCTAGCCGCGCATCTATAAACTACTAAATCCATGTCAATTAATGCTTTCATGAACAAATAATGGT